ACATTAACTCAAGAAACATTTGCTTTAGGAAGTGAGTTAGAGGGTTTTACAAAGTATGCTAAACAAGCAGTTAGCACAGGCAATAATTATTGTGGTATTTTATATAAAGTAGAAGATGTAAAATCTTTACCGCAAGGCAAAGCTACTTTTAGTTTTTATGCTAAAGGAACTAATCCAGCAGCAGGGTCTTTTGATGTTAAAATATATCGTATGCACAATGGTTCAACAATCTTTGATACTCTTTTAGATACAACTGTTACCTTAACCTCATCTTGGCAAAGGTTTACAAAAACATTTGATGTTGGCTCACTATCTGGAATGTCAACGCCTACAGCTAATAGTATAATTTACATTAGTATTAGACAGGCAGGATCAGATACAGGAACAGCAGCTTGGGAACTAAACCTAACTGGATTGCAGCTAGAAGCTGGGCCGCAAAGTACGCCCTTCGAGCATGAACCATTTGGAGTTACTTTAAGCAAGTGCCAAAGATATTATTGGCAAGCCTTTGGTTCAGGGCCACATTATTATGCTACTCAATATTCTGCTGGTTATAGATTTTTACAAGTAGATTTTGTACAACAAATGAGAGTAACCCCAACTGCTACAGTTTCATATGCTGGTGGTTCTAATCTTACAAGTTATTTACCGAATAGACAACATTTTAAAGCATACCTTGCAGCGGCTCATGACAATACCGCTAGTCACAGAAGTGACAGTTTAAAATTAGATGCGGAGCTATAAATGAATATTACAAAAGCAAAACATAATAAATTTGAGGGTCAGGATACTGGTTGTGTAACAGCAACAATAGATGGCGTAGAACTGCAAGTTCCAAAAGATATAGGCAACCGACATTATGCAGCCATACAAGAATGGGTGGCAGAGGGTAACACCATAGCAGAGGCCGACTAATGTTCGGCTTTGCTGCAGTATCAGAGACACCGTTCTCAGCAGAACTAACTAAGTACAGCATAGGTGTTGTACCAGCTTCTGTATCTGCACAAGCCATACTAGGTACTACAACATTCTCTGGGGGTGTTAATCTTCCTGCTTTAACAGGGGTTTCTGCTACATTAGCTAACACTGCACTTGACATTACAGGTAAAGCAAATATAACTACTGCTAACGTAGCAAGCACTACAAGTATAGCAGCACTAACACTTACAGGTAAAGCAAACGTTACACACCCTTCACTGCTAGGAACATTTACAGCTAACTTACCAAGCATAACAGGTGTAGCTAATACAAACCTACCATCACAAGGTGCTATCTCTGGTGCAGTCTTTGGTGACAATGTACAACCAACAGGTAACAACTATACAGTAACAGTAGCTAATAGCGGAAGTGGTAACAAGTATTACATAGATGGTGTAGAGGCTGCTGCACTAACACTAGTAACAGGATTAACATATGTCTTTGATGTAAGTGACAGCAGCAACAGTGGACACCCATTTAGATTTAAAGATGCTTCTGGTAACACTCTATCTGCAGGAGTAACCGTAAGTGGAACAGCAGGACAATCAGGAGCAACAGTAACTTATGTAGTACCTACTGTAGGTACACAACCAGCTAGATACTACTGTACCGTACACGGCAACGGTATGGGTAATACCATAACTACGGTAGCAAGTAATACGAATTTTGCTGTAACGGTAGTAAATAGTGGCGGTAATAAATTTGCTCTAAATGGTATAACTGCACCAACGCTACAGCTTGTAAGAGGAACAACATACACATTTGATCTTAGCGACTCATCTGTGTCTGGACACCCACTAGCCTTTAAGAGTGGCAACAATAGCTACACAGATGGTGTAACAAGCAGTGGTACTCCTGGTCAGTCTGGGGCAAGTGTAACCTTTGCAGTACCAACAAATGCACCAGGAATAGGACTAAGATACTACTGTACTGTACATGGAAATGGTATGGGCAACACTATTACTACTAGTGGTACAGCTATAGGACTAACTGCACAAGGACAAGCTACACATATTCCAACATCTGTATCTGCTGTATTAGATAAGGTTGTACCAAGCATAACAGGTCTAGCTTTCTTTACACTGCCTGATGTAAATGCTACTCTTGCACAAAATCTAGACGATCCTACTGGTGTACTCTTTCCGTTTGAAGATTTTGCATTTAACTTTAGCAGGTACAGAACGGTAACAATACTTCCGTCAACTAGTGTAGGCAATAGAACAGTTATAATACCTGCTGAAAATAGAACTGTAGTTGTGCGTCCTGTAAGAAGAAACAACGTAGTATACATAATTAACTAAGGATAAGATATGTCTTATAAATGGCCTGAAAAAGATCCTGATGAAACAGCAGACTTCAGCGTAGACTGGTCTAGGTTTCTAGGTTCTGATTCCATAGTATCTGCTGTGTTTTTTGTTGATGCTGCAGATGGAACAAAGACACAAGTATCAACTGCACAAATTGTAAATGGATTACAGTTTATAGCAGGTACTGTTTCTGGAAACGTGGCTACTTCACGTTTTGGTGGAGGTACAAATAATTTAAGATACAATATTACATGTCGTATTAATACTACTCAAGGTCTTACCTATGAGAGAAGTGTAATACTACCTATTAGGGAAAGATAAATGGCATATGATTTTCTAGGTTTAGTTAACGATGTTAATCACAGACTAAATGAGGTATCACTTACTTCATCAAACTTTGCAGCAGCTACTGGTTACTACAGTATAGCTAAAGATGCTGTCAACTCTGCAGTAAGACACATTCAACAAGAAGAGTTTGAGTGGCCTTGGAATCATGTACAATCTGAACTTGTACTAGCTGCAGGATCTATGAAGTACTACTATCCTGTGGATGCTAAAACAATTAACATGAACTCCTTTAGAGTAAAAAGAGATAATAGCCTAGATACAGGAACAGTAAAACTAAAGTCATTAGTCTATGAAGAGTGGCTAGAGAAGTACGCTGATGATGAGTTTAATACAGATACAAGTATACGTGGTGTGCCTGAGTATATTGTACGTACACCTAGTAGGGAGTTAATCTGTCATCCTGTACCCGATAAAGCTTACACTATAGTATATGAATATTACTCAATGGGTTATGATTTAGAAAATCCTTTAGATGTACCATCACTACCAGAACAGTATAGATTTGCTATAGTTGACGGTGCAATGTATTATGCATTTCAATTTAGAGGCGATACATCAGCAGCAGATGTTGCTCTTAGAAAGTTTGAAAAGCAGATAAAAGACTTACGTGTAATAAATATAAATAGAACACCATACCTAAGAGATACAAGAGTTAGCTTCTAATGGCAACACAATGGACTACATTCCCTATGGAGTTCAAGGGTGGGTTAATCTCCAACCTTACTCCACTACAACAGGGTACTAATGCTGTAGGCTCTGCTACTATCTTACAGAACTTTGAATCTGATAGAGAGGGCGGCTACAGTAAACTAAAAGGCTATAGCAAGTTTAGTAATACTAAAGTTCCAGGCGGTGGTGAAGTCCTTGCCATGAAGGTTGTGTCTTCTGGTAGAGTTGTAACAGCTAGGAAGATGGACACTGCTACTGTAACGGAATACCAGACAGCTACATCTACTGTTAATGGTGCAGTGTCTAGTGCTACAGCAGTATCTCTTGATAACAACACAGCTACAGCTATAGTAAATGGTGCTGTCACTAGCAACGCTACAGTAGCCTTAGATAGAATACGTACCTTTACAGCAGTAACAGGTAGCTCTTCTTTAGCTGGTGCAAGTGCTACATTTAATGTAACAAATACAAATGGTACATATACAGCAGCCATAAATGCAGCAGGTACAGGCTTTAAAGTTAACGAGACAGTAACAGTAGTAGGTGCAAACTTAGGCGGTGCTACTTCAGCAAACAACGCAACCGTTACAGTTACCTCTGTTGGTTCTAGTGTTGCTACATACACCAATCCAGCGCAGTCTGGTTATAGTGGGTCTGGTAGTAGTGCTACATTTAATGTTATTAAAACAGGTACTACATATACCGTAGCTATTACTGCAGCAGGTTCAGGCTACACAGCTAGTGAAACAATTACTATTGTAGGTGCAGCTTTGAATGGAGCTACTACAGCTAACAATGCAACCATTACAATAACTGGAGTAAATGGATCAGGTGGTGTAACAGCAGCTACCATAGCAGGTACAGGTTTAGCAGAAGGTCCAGTAACAGGAGTTAGCATTGCTGGTACTGGTGTAACCTTTGCTGGAACTATTACTAAGGGCATGGTTGTAACAGGTACTGGTATCACTGGTACTGTAACAGTAAAGACAGTAACTAGTCAGAATAGTATTATACTAGACACAGCCGTATCCATAGCCGACAACGTTGTGTTAAGTTTTGTTACTAACATAGTAGCTGGTATGTTTGTTACAGGTACAGGCATATCTGGTGTTGTAAAAGTTGCATCGCTAACAAATCAGAATAGTATTGTACTTGACTCATCCCAATCTATATCTGATAATACTGTTCTTACCTTTGGCACGTTTCATTCTACTCAGGTTGACAAAACATTATACTTTCATGGCACAGGAACTACTTGGTCACACATAGGTACAAGCTCCTCTACAAATACATTAAAGGCTAGGTACGCATCCTTTAACTTTACACAAGAAGACAAAACAATATTTGTTGATAGTAAAAGTTTTCCAGTTATATTCAATGCTAGTGGAAGTACTATAGCATCTTTATCTTCATCAAACAGTTCAGACGTACAGGGTGCAGAGAATGTTGCAGTATTTAAAAACCATGCTTTCTACTCTAAGGGTAGTAAGATATTCTTTACAGCACCTAACACAGTAGATGACTTTGCTACAGGTAATGGTGCTGGTACAATAAACGTAGGCTTTGATGTCACAGGTATGATAGGCTTTCGTGAACAGCTTATCATCTTTACTACAGATACAATCAAGAAACTAGTAGGTAGTACTTCATCTGACTTTAAGTTAGAACCTATCACAGATAGAATAGGTTGTATCAACCCAGACAGTATACAGGAATTTGGTGGTGACATAGCATACCTATCTCCTGATGGTATACGTTTACTTAGTGCTACTGATCGTATTGGTGACCTTGCTCTTGACATTGCATCTGATCCAATTTATAAGGATGCTAACGAG